GAATCTTGGAAATCATCACTAATATTATCGATCTTAATAACTCTGTTTCCAACAGATTCAGCGTAGTCAATTAAAATACGATTTTGGAAAGTTATTTCATCAGATAAGTTACCAGCAGAAGGAGATCTTGATTTTAAGTTTTCTGTAACTAAATCAAAATTATTAACTTCATGTAAACTCTCAAATCCTCCTAAATCAATAACACCAGTAACTGTTCCAGCAATACCAACAACCATTGATGCTTTGTTAGCAACTGGTAGATTTGATTCTACTTGAAGATTACTAAATTTTTGGAATCCTGCAGTGTGAGTTAGAGTATTAACAATATCTTTCCATTTTTCCATGAATACTCTAGATTTAATCGCATATGCAAATCTTTGATAGTATTCGTTATCATGTGTCACTTGTAAAATATTACTTAAGAAACCAGTTTCATATTCCCAACCATTATTAACCATTGAGAAGTAATCAACTAAGAAATTAGTATCAAATGTAAGAACTATTTCAGATACTAATCCTTTAGCACTTGTTTCTGCAGATTCTATTAGTTTACCAACTTCAAAATCACTAGCTGCCTCAACGGTTAGCCACTGACTCGCAGGATCATATTCAGCAACAAGACCAGATACAGGGCCAACACTAGTTTCTGAGGTTAACGTTTCATTCGCATTAAATGTGTTAGGTGTCAGTTCAACAGAGAATTGTGGGAAATCTCTTTCTCTTACCAATACTGCTGATGATAAGGTAGAATCAAAATTACCAGGTATTTCTCCACTAGGAACATTTCCTCCCATACTATAAGTTACAACACCAACGTTACCCAAATTCTCATGAACTTGTGTAACTTCAAAAGTTTTATAATCATATCTGTCAGAGTTAAATCCTCTACCTGTTGATCCAACTCCAACACTAACTTCCTCCACAAAAACTTTGTCACCAACTTCAATTGGGAAGTTCTCTGTTACACTATATGCAACTTTTAATGTCGCTGCAACTGTGTCTGTTGATGCATCATAAACTAGATTTGTTACTCTAATTCCATTTGGATTATTAACAGGAATAATGAAAGGAGTAACGTTATTCAATCCAAAAGTATTTTCAATAATATCTACATATCCTGGCACATCTGGAGTTGACAAATTATATGCTAAATCAACATCTTCATCTTTCTTTCTAGTAACACCATCCAAAACAACCAGTTGTGGTGGTTGATTATATCCTCTACCATAAGAAGTAATACCAACTGACTTAAGACCAGATAATGCAGATATCTTAATTATTTGAGGAAGTTTTGATTGAGGTCTTAAAGTAGAATCTGATGGATAATCAAAACCAATGTTTTCTAATTTTGTTGTTTTAGGAACACCAATAGATGTACTAGATGCCTCTAAAATAGCACCTGTTCCTGTGTCAGAGGTAACAGTAGAAACACCAGGCAATCTTTTATATCCTTTTCCTGTTAGAGATATAGAAATAGCTGCTATGGGGCCATATGCAGTTTTAGATGTAGTATCATAATTTAATATAGTTGTGCTTGAACTTTCATATGACGGTTTCTCTGGAAATTTATCTAAATCATATGTAAATGTATTATCAGAATTTGCAATAACATTAAATTGACCATCATAGCGACTGTTTCTGAAGTTCATTGAATTATTACCAATAATTCCTTTATCTAAAACAAGTTCTTTATTTACATCAGGGTTGGAAGAATCTGTATTTGCAACTAAGTTATAGTATAATATGTCAGGTGTATTGTTATTGTATGTAAGAGTCAAAGCTCCATCAACACCGACGGTTCCAGTTCTAGTTACATTAAATGATGATGAATTTCCATTTGATTCATATTCATGAACAAAATTATAATCAGTATAAAGTTCAAATCTAAACGCAGGTAAAGTATCAGTAACCTTTGTAAATGCCAGTGAAGAATCTGATAAATCAAAAGTTATAGTTCCACTTCTATAAAACTCTATTGGTGGATTGACAAGATTTAGTGTTCCAGTTAATCCACTACCAGCATTAGTAATAGGAACAAACTTTGGTCTTCTTTGTTGTGTTTGGAATCTACTTCCACATAATTTAATTTTATCTTTATTGATTACATATACAAAATATTCTTCATCATTAATTAAACCACCCATAGGATCAGATGATGTATGGATAACTCTTTGACCAGTTACCATCTCATGACCTAGTATTTCAATGGCATCTGGTATTCCAGATGTTACCACAGAAGTGCTAACACCAGCAGAATAAAAATCTAATGTTCTTGCTACTAATTTTCTATTTGCTGCGTTATATTTGATGGGAACTGTTGTTGTAATTCCTGCATTTACAGTTAAGAAAACTCTATCATTATGTTCTAACCCATGGCTACTTGCAGTTGCAACAGTAATTTTATTTCTTTCGATAGATCCTTTAACAGTTTCATCATATGATAATTTTAAACTGTGGTGTACACCAGTTCCAATACCTGTAAAATATACTAAACTTTGATTTCTAATAGTGGTTCCAATACCCACAAATACATCCTCTGGATCTACACCATCACCTGGTGTTCCTAAACCAATTCTAACTGTAGATAATCCAATAAAATCATCGTTGATTCTAGCGACAAATAATGGTGTTGCCTCTGGTAAATTAGCAGAAAATCCATTTATATCAGCGTTTGCACGATTTGTTGAAATTGCAATTGAGTTACCAGTATTTCTCTGATATGTTACTTTATCTCCTGTATTAAATTTGTGATTGGGTAGACGTATGGTTCTAGCAGGTATGAATATTTGAGATAAACCACCACCAGGATTTGAAATAGAAACTGTTGTTCCAATACCAACACCGTCAGTATCCGCAACACCCACTGACTCTACTGGGTTAAAGTAATATTCAAAATCTACTTTATTATCAAACTCAGTTGTAAAACCAACATCTATTTTAAATGTTCTAGGATCCTCTTCTATTGGAGTTCTAATAGTATGACTTAATCCAATATGGCCAGGAACTTCGACACCTTGCTGATCTCTTAACACTCTTACTCTAGAATTTGCAGCGTCAATGTTAAGTATTTTAACTTCTTCTTGTCTTGTACCAATACCAACCTTTAATATATCATTCTCTCTCAAGTTGAGATTGTTGAGATTGTCATTAGGTGATGGTAACTTACCACCAACATTAAAGAAAGTAACTAATCCTGTTGCAGCAACTGATCCTATACCTTGAGATACTATTAATTTTGTAGACGAAATACCAACTGCATAAGTTCTTTGTTGAAGATCAGAACTTGTTGTTGACATTCCAGATATGAAAACTTTTTCTCCATTTTGTAAACCTATTGGTGTAGTATGAACTCCAACAAATCTACCTTTCTCCTCAGCTGGATAAAATTCAATATTGTTTAATTGTGTACTAGTAACAGATATTGTTCCGATACCAGGCCCCTTTACCTTTGATACTTTTGCAACAGTTTCAAAATTATCAGCAACTTTTTCCTCAAAAACAACTTTATCATTAACTTGATATGAGGATCCACCAGTAACGATTCCAACTTTATCTACAGCACCCTCAGATGCATAAACAATAGTTCCCTCTTGAGTCACATACTTATAAGATTGACTAACATAATCATATGAACTATCATCTTGAAGTAATTCATATGGTTCTGTATTTCTTACCCAACTAGTTTTGTTAAGATTAATTTCATCTTGATTACTCTTTGATAGAAAATTAAACTCATTTGGTTGAGCCCAGAAGTTTTCACCTAACAAATATGGGAATTTTGGTTTTTTGAAATTATCAAATGGATCATTAGCATCATCAGTTAATGAAGTTTCAAGAGTTGCAAAGTATGCATAGATTCCATTAGGATACTCTGGAGTTATACCAAATCTTCCATTATTCTCATCAAGATAACTTTCATCAGTATTACTATTCCATGTAAAATCTTCAATAAAGAACTCTTGTGGGAAAACGCTAGTTGGTGGTCTATTAGTTTTCAAATCAATAGAATATCCAGAATTAAGTTGAGTTATTGACCCACCAGTGCTCTTTTCGTATCCATATGGGCCATAAATTGGTAATCCATCGTATGCCCAACCAATAATTGGTGAGTGTTGTGTTTTATTTTCTTCAGTTTCTCCATTTAATAAGGTTAAATCTCTAGCACCATATAAGGGATCACCATCTGAATTATTTTGATATACAATTTTTCTTAAACCTCTTGGTGCGTATGCATGAGATAATTGCAATTCACGACCAAGTTGTGTTGGTTTTTCTATGAAAGTATCAGAGTTGTCTATATTTGTAAAGTTTTTTCTAACCTCATTAACTTGCCATGTTTTTAATTTAACGTTAAATATAGCAAACTCACCTGACGATTCAACATTTAATGATGTTGTAGAAGCACCATAACCGATACCACCCTTAATTATCTTAACTGATCTAATTTGACCGTCTACTATTTCTGGAACTAACTCCGCACCAGTTCCAATACCTGTGACTGAAATACTAGGAGGTGTATTATATGATAGACCTCTATTATTAATTGCTACGTCAATAATTTGACCATTGGCCACAACAGGTAACAACTCACCACTTACACCAGTGTATAGATCAATTCTAGGTTGTCTATTAAAGTTAAGAATCTCAGAAGCACCATATCCAACACCACCATGTGTTAAATGAACTGAAGTAACTTCACCTCTAAACAATGGTTGTGGAACACATTGGAAATTTGCTCCCTCTATGGAACTTATACCAACTATTCCTTCTACTTTTACAACAATTGGGTCGTAATTAAAACTATGAGTTCCAACACCAATTGATCTAAAGTTTTCATATTGTTTTGTTCTAAAATAAAAATCTTTTGCAGTTGTTCCTACACCAACATTTGATAATTTAAATGTATTTTCATCTATTACAAAAACATAATATTTCTTATCACTTGAGAGACCCTCAACAGCAGTTCCATTAGAATCAGCAGTATAGGTTACAATCTCACCTGTCTTATAATCATGATTATTAATAGTGATTCTATCAAGAGCAGTATTGATTCCAGTTGGTTCACATGTTTTAAGTTTATTTTCATATCCCTCACCTGAATCTAATACATTTATACTACCAACTTGAGATTTTCCATAAAAAGATTTAAATTGATGGTTTCCTTCACCAGCAGCAGTGAACGCTATGGTATTAATACCAGCAACAGCTTCATCTAAATTTCTATGAAGTCTAATTGTTTTTTCTGGATACCATGTTGTTCCTGCATATCCCACAAAACTTGATATTGTGGTTAAACCCGCAACATTTTCAGTGTTAACATAATAAACTGCACCTGTGCTTAATCCAGCTAAGGCCTTTTCTCCAAAAGTATTATATACAACCTGTTCATAATTTCTAAATTTGTGATATGTTAAAAATCCAACGTTATAATCATCGTGAGTTGTTATTGCAACAGTTTGAGATCCAGCACCAGCATTAAACACAACTTGATGTGGAACCGTAACCATCTTACACTCAGCAACAGCACCAGATCCGTTTCCTCCACTTATTGATACTGTAGGAATGTCAACATAGTCAAAACCTGGATCTTGAACTCTTATCTCCTGTAGACTACCTCTAGTTGCCACATATCCAGTAGCACCAACACCTGTAGCATCGTTGATTGCTAGTTGAGGTGGATTTATAACATCATATTTTCTTCCACCACCTGTAACGTCTATAGACTTGATATCTCCATAGTAACAAAGTTCTTGAGACTTATAACTTAGTATTTCAACACCATTAATTAAAATACCATTATATCCAATTCTTGTTTTATATTTTTTACCATCATAAACTGGCATATCAATCTCTCTAAACAATTCTTGAGGTAGAATTTGTTTATTATGAAATTCATATTTCTCAAAAGTATTATTTGTTATTTCAGTGGTAACAGTAGACTCAGATACCTTTACATAATTGCCATCATATAAGTTTGATCTAGATTTTGCTAATCTTATATCAAATTGATTTACTCTTTCTATAAAATACAATCCCTCTGCAAATAAGAAACTAGATATTGTTCCATTATCAGCTTTCTGTGGTGTATAGTAAATTGCATCTCCACTAAAGAAGTTATGGTCTTTTGGTAAAGCAGCGTTTGCTGCATCAGTTGCTATTCCAATAATAGTTTGACCACCAAGAAAAGTTCCTGATAAAGTAATTTTTTGTGTATTTGGATTTATCTTATGGTCACTACCATAAGTTGGTAAAGAGTTAGATGCAACTAAATTTTTAAGTTTAGAAAGTGTATGTGCATATCCAACTTCCTGCATGTAAACGTTTTGAACGTTTGCTGTATAATTGTTTAGATGTGAATGATTATCATCTGCACCAGAACCATAGTTTACACCACCACCAGATCCATCAGAGTTTGGCTTTGAAAGAGTTTTTGTTATAGCAATTACTGCTGTAAGATCACTTATTGCAGATCCTCTAATTCTAACTTTTACGTTACTTAAAACATCAGTTACTGCATAAGTGCCATCTAATGTAGCATTATTTGTTTGAACTGTTACGTTGTCATTTAATCTTATTCTGTGAAAATCTTTTGTTGTAACTTCATAGGTATTATTGGATGAATCTTGTAATGTAATAGTATCAATATTATACTTTGGTTGAACGTTGAATACCCAGTTATTTGATTTAAAATCAGTTACTTTTGCTATCTTTCCTAAAGACTTTAATTTTATTTTTGCACCCTGTCTTTGATAAAAAGTATCAGGTAATTCAACACCACTTAATACACCTGTTATTCTGCAACGTATGCCGTCTGTAGTGACCCCTGCGGTGCTGTTTGCTTGCCCAAGGGCATAAACATATGAATTCTGTTTAATCGCTGTAGCATCCTTAATTGTGGTTGTTATACCAGTTGTGCTAATACCTAAAAACTGAGTAACATTAGTTCCTGAATATGTGCAAATTCCAGTAGTTCCATTTTTATATTTAAATGTGAGTGATCCACTATCAGGGAAACCTATGGTTGAGTCAACATCTATGTAAGTTTGTGCTGCTCCAACTTCACCAACATTTTTAGAATTTGCGTGAATAGAAAAATTACCATAGAGTAATTCATCAGAACTACCTGTTCCAAAAGACGCATCAATACTAACTTTATAATATGTTTCCGTTAAAAGACCAACTCTAACTCTCTCAACCATTGAAACAGGGCCATATGCTCTGGATAGATTCTCTACAGGATCTTGAAAGAGTGTTTTATTCTCAAGATCCATGGGATCACCTTGTATCGCTTCAACTATAATGTCACGAGTTTTTCTAAAATTAGCATCTGATGGTGCAATCACATAGTCAGCAGGTCTAACTATATCTACTTCTTCATTGTATAATGATTTAAACAGTAATTTAAATGATTCGTCGGTTCCTCTTGAGTTATAAAAGTCTTTTGAATGGCGAATAAATTGTGCTTGATTTAATTTTGGGTTTAAATCTTTTTGAAAACCTGGTAAAAATTGCTTTTTAGACTTCTTTAAAAATTCTTGTAAAAATAATGCACTTAAATTATTGACTTGGCCACCACTCGTTCCTACACCAACTGCGTGAGCTGCTGCCTTAGATGTCGAAAATACAAAATCCTCTGGTGCATCTGGGTTGCTGAACGATGTAATACCAGCAAAACCACGAATACACCCTGTAAAAGCAGTTGTTCCTATACCAGTGTATGTTATTATCTCATCATCTATTTTTAGTAAACCATAATTATCAGGAAATCCAGTAGTATCCTTGACAAATATAGTTTGATCAAACTGACCAACAGCACTTGAAAGAGTTGTAAATCCAACAATGCTACCAGATTTGTTTAATTGTATGTAAGAGTCTAAATTATTGATTATATCAATTGGGCCACCTTGATATTCTTGCCCTTGATAGTACGCACTTAAAAATTCACCAACTAAAGGGTTGTCATCTCTCACATATGAGGGGAGTTGGTCTTTGACAACCTTATTAATTTGAACTCTTTTTTCGGTCATGTGTTATCTTACTATCTTTCTTTCTGTATAACTTGATGTAACTGTATATGTTGATCCAGATGGATCTGCACCTGACGCAATTTCATCGACAACCATCTCTACATTACTAGTATCTAGTTGCAAATAAAGATCCTGTAATCCAATTACGTCATTTGAGTGAGGAACAACAGAAATTTCCATGATTTGTTGAGCGTCTTTTGTCTTACCTGAGACAATATTAATGGGGTTAAGTGTGATTCTACCTGTTTTATAGTTCACAACACCCACATTTGATCTCTCAATTAGTGGAGTTGTTGAACCTGGTGCATCTAAAGAGAATAATCCTAGACTTCCAGTGTTTCTATCTGTGTTTGGAAGGTCATAAAGGTAAACTGGTCTACCAATATCTAAGACTCTAAAGGCAGTAGAGCGAATATTGAACCCATCCATGGATGAAATGTGGAATTCATTACCAAAATCAATGGCATATTCAGCAAATTGGTCAATAGCTAACCTTAGATCGCGTCTCATTTCAACTGTTGTGATGTTAGAAGTGATAGATTCGTGACTTTGATCAATAACTTTGAGGAATTTACTGTATTTAAACCTTGCTCCATACTTATTTAACTCCGCAGAAGCAGCTAATTTGTTAATATTATTCAAAATTGTCGATGAAACCATTAATGGATTAGGTGCAAGACTCGTATTGTAGTAAACTTTACTCTCAGTCTCAAGGTAGAGATACTTGAGATCGAGAATTTCGGGCACAATTCCTGCTACAGAGTATTTTCGGAGGTCTCTTTTGATATTTTCTTTGATTGCATTTGGAACAAAGTCTCCAGTTCGTGGTTTTATACTAATAAACACCTTTCCATACTGTGGGGGAACCAATTCTTCACCACCATAAACCGAAATTGACTCAGTTTCTGGGTAAATTTTGTTAGGAATTAAGATTTCGTAGTCATTTGAGGTCAAAGCACGGTTTTGAGTGCTATAAATCTGCGGTGCAAACTTCTTAACAGAGTCAACACTCTCAATTTCGTCTCCACCAGTAGAGGGTATATTGGCAGTTACGATAGAAATACCACTAGTTATGGTGTTTTCGACTGCATTTCGAGTATAAGTGCATTTTCCAGCAAAACTTAGGTTACTGATACCATTTGCATCTGATCCGTTTGTCAAAATATACGAAACTTCAACGATATTTCCATCTGAAAGCTCTTTTCCAAAGATTCCATCACCAAAAATCAACTCATATTGCTCATCTTCTATCTCTTGTATATAATAAATGAGTGAATCTTTGGTTATTGAACTTCCTGTGACCGCATCAAACAGACTATCTTGTCTTGTATAACTCGAAAGTAGTGAAGAAGTTGCAGATGGTCTCACATAGACCTCTAAAGTGCTTAAATCTATCCCTGCATTGGATAAAATGAACCTTTGATTGATATTATTTGTAGAATATGGGAATTTTTGATCAACTACAGTGCCTTCTTTAATGTCTAGGTCTAAAAATGACGCAACTCCATCAATTACAGGTTTTGTAACGTCTTTTGTAACACCAAAAGTAAAAGATTGACCTCCAAATGCATTAGAAGCAGCAACTGGGCCTTTTTTTAAGGTAATTGTTGTTGGTGGAGGTGTAATTCCTGGTTCTACAGTGAAATTTACTGTTGCAGTTGACGCTTTTTTTGATCTTGGCACATATCCGATGTTTCTAGCAAGTGCAACAACGTTTTCTCTAAGGGTTGCACTGTCAATAAAGACCTCATTTGAGATCATATTGGCATTATATGAAGTAATGTAGGTATTATATGCTAAAACGTCTAAAATTGTTGACAAATTCGATCCCTCGAAGTCATAATCCGTAAAA